TTCGCAAAGTCATCAGAAAGAATAGACGGTATTAAACCTAATGTCGCTGTTTCTATGTTTGATAATAACGTTGAAACTGAAATAGAAGTAGAACAGGAAACTGAGGGCTAAAATGGCAAGTAGAACTTTAATAAAAGGTGCAGAATCTGCATGTGGTACTGATGCTGCAGGTTCTTCCACATTTGGAAGTGCAACTGTGGTACGTCTTGTTAATAATAGCGGCACTGCAAGATTAGTAACCGTTATTGATGAAGTTGGTGGATCAACAACAATTGGATCCTTTACATTACCTGGTAACACAGTTGAATTTGTTGAAAAAGATGCAGCTTATGCAATTTATGCAGCAAACGCTGCTGTATTGGGTGCAAAAGTAGGATTTACAAATTAAGAACAATGAAATTAATCACAGAAGAAATCTCTAGCGTTAAATTTATCACTGAAGGTAAAGGTACTAAAAAGAAGATGTACATTGAAGGTGTATTTCTTCAAGGGGATATTAAAAATCGTAATGGAAGAGTATATCCTATGGAGACTCTATCTCGTGAGGTTGGTAGATATAATGAATCTTTTGTGAATAAAGGTCGTGCTCTTGGTGAGTTGGGACATCCCGATGGTCCAACTGTAAACCTTGATCGTGTTTCTCATAAAATTGTTTCTCTTAGATCTGAAGGAACAAATTTTGTAGGTAAAGCACAACTTCTTGAAACACCTATGGGTAAGATTGCAAAATCTCTTATTGGTGAAGGTGTAACACTTGGAGTTTCATCTCGTGGTGTTGGATCATTAAGAGAAGATCATGGTATTAAATATGTTGGCGAAGATTTCATGTTAGCAACTGCTGCTGATATCGTTGCCGATCCTTCTGCTCCTGATGCTTTTGTATCTGGAATCATGGAAGGAAAGGAATGGATTTGGGAAGGAGGTTCACTTCGTGAGCAACTTGTTGAGAAAACCCAAAAGAGAATCAACACATTAGTTGATCAAAAAAGACTTGAAGAGCATAAGTTGAACCTGTTCAACAATTTTCTCTCAAATCTATAAAATCTATAAATAAATACAGATTTACAGATTATTTAAAAATCTATAAAAAAAACAAATGTCCGTTGGCAAAAAATTACAGAAAATGGAAAACATCGAAGAAAACGTGGTGACCAAAGGTGCTAAACCTGCGGAACCTATGCAGAAACTAAGTACTGGAGGTACTCCCGCTACTTGGGAAGATCTCGGTGGTCCTACTCCAGAAAACTCAAAGCCTGATGATGATTCTAATAAAATCAAAACACCTAGTGGAACTCTTGCACAAGTCAAGAACGTAGTTAATAAAGGTGCAAAACCTGCTGAAAAGGCAAAGGGTGTTAAGGAAGAGGAGGAAAAATCTGAAGATGTTGTATCTGAAGAACCTGTTAAGGGGGAAGCGGTAGTATCTGAAGAAGAATCCACAACGGATGAAGTAGTATCTGAAGAAGAAACTACTGAAAATCAAGAAGTAGTTGCTGAAGAAGAAACTACTGAAGAAGAAGTTGTTGCTGAAGATAAGGTAGATGTTGAGGAAGACCTCAATGCACTTATTGCTGGCGAAGAACTTTCTGAAGATTTCCAAGAAAAAGCACGAGTTATCTTTGAAACTGCAATCAAAACTAAGATTGCTGAAGCAAAAGAAAAACTAGAGGAAGAAAACAAGGTAAAACTTGAAGAAGAACTTGTTTCTACTAAGAAAGAACTTGTAGGACGTGTTGATTCTTATCTTGAGTACGTTGCTGAAGAATGGTTAAAGGAAAACCAACTTGCAGTAGAAAACGGACTCAAAACAGAATTGACCGAGTCATTCCTTAATGGAATGAAGGGTCTTTTTGAAGAACATTATGTATCAATCCCTGAAGAAAAATATGATGTAATCGAGAGCATGGTAGATAAACTAGATGAAATGGAGTCTAAACTCAATGAGCAAATCGAAAAGAATGTTGCTCTAAATAAAAGATTGGCAGAATCGGTTGCTGATGTAATTCTCGCAGATGTATCTGAGGGTCTTGCACTTTCCCAAAAGGAAAAACTCGCTTCTTTAGCTGAAAATGTTGAGTTTGATAGTGAAGAATCTTATCGTGAGAAACTAGTTACTCTTAGAGAGTCTTATTTCTCGAATAAAGCAACTAGTTCTCAAAGAGATACTGCTGAAACTATTTCAGAATCGGCAGATCAAGCCACTGCAACAGAACAGAAAGTAACTCCAATGATGGAAAGTTACATGACAATTCTTAGCAGAATGAATAAGTGATTTTTTAAATCATAGATCAAACAAAAAACTTTTATAGGTAAACGAAATGCAAATGTTCAATGCTGAACAACTGCAGGAAAAGTGGGCCCCCGTACTTGACTACGATGGCATGGATCCAATCAAAGATCCACATCGTAGAGCAGTCACCGCAATCCTGTTAGAAAACCAAGAAAGAGAAACTCAAGAAGAAAGAAACTTCTTGTCTGAGCAACCTACACAGTCCACTGGTTCTAGTGGTGCTACAGCTGGTTTCTCTGCCTCTGCTGGTCAAACAGTCGCTGGTTTCGACCCAGTACTAATAAGTCTTATTAGACGTTCAATGCCAAACTTGGTCGCATATGACCTTGCTGGTGTTCAACCAATGAATGGTCCTACTGGACTAATCTTCGCAATGCGTTCTAAGTACTCCACTATGGGTGGTGACGAAGCGTTATT